GTTCGAATTACCCGCTTCGACCCCCTCGTGGAAGGACCCGTGGGCCGGCGCACCATGTTGGTGCGTTACAGACAACGCGTTGCGCAGAGCGGATCCATAGCCATCAGGGGCACGGGGACTTACCATCACGGCATCTCCGCTAGATATCGTTTGGCATTGGCAGACTCGGCGGCCAGATAATCTTCGGCGGCCATAGCGTCATCGCTCCACCATGCCGTGATGTCGGTGCGCAGCTGGGCGACGTCCTGCTCCGACCACCCGTGGCACCTGGACTCGCAAGCGCAAATAGCCTCCATTGCGGAGGCGCGTTCTGATCTGGTCATATCCGCCGCTGACGCTTGGTCCAGTCGTACCTGCAGAATTCGTCGCACCAGCGAAGGTCATCCGATACTGGCTCTCCGCAATTCAGGCAGATGCCTGTAGGTGCCACCTCCTGGCGCGACGCCTGATAGCTGGCCTCGCTGATTGCAGCCTGCAGGGCTGCTTCTGCCTTGTCGTTGGCTTGGTCGATGATGTCAGCCATCAGCCCGCCCGCCCAACCAACAACGACTTCAGCAACGCGTTCTCCTGCTGCAGCCGCTCCTTTGCCTCCCGCTCGACGCGGGCCTGGCGCTTCCACTCGTCCTCGACTTCCTTCAGTTCGTAGCCGCGGCGCAGGGCCAGCCAGATCAGCGGAACCTCGTTGCCGCAGACATCCATCAGCTTCTGCAGCCGCTCCTGCGGGAAGTGGGCCTGGCCGGTCTTGATGCGCGACCACTGTGCCGCATCGATGCCCAGGGCGCGGCACAGCTCCTTGTCGTCCAGACCAGCGATCTGCTGGCACATCAGGATGGCCGCCGTCATCGTCGGCAGCCGTGCCACCAGGGCCGGATCCACCTTCTGCATTGCCGGCTTCATCGGCAGGTCAAACTGTTCAGGAGCGCCCATGAGCAACGACCCTCAATTCAATTGATTGCTGTTGACGGTCGAAATGACCGAAAAAAAGAACCGGGCCCCGCGATCGCGGAAGCCCGGCCAACCCCAACAGAGGAGGTGCTGACGTGAAACAAGGCGGCCAGTCCATGACGGATAGAATTGACAGCGCGACCCATCAACCCACCGAAAGGACTGGCCATGACCATGCACACCATCCACTTCATGCGGGATATCACGCCGGATACCCTGACTGGACTGCAAAACGCGGCCATGAGCGCCATCAGTGCCAATGCCTCGGAGATCACGATTTATCTCTCCAGTTCAGGGGGCCTGACCGATCAGGCGTTCGCCGCCTACCACTTCATCCGATCTTTGCCCATTCCCGTCACCATTCACTGCATTGGGAACATCGAGTCCATGGCCGTCGTCATGTTTCTGGCCGCCGATACCCGACTGATCGTTCCCCATGGAAAGATCAAGATTCACCCCATGCACTGGGGATTCACGGGTGGAACAGTGGACCACGACCGGCTTGCCGAGTACGTCGCCTCCCTCAATTTCGACGCGGAGCGCTATGCGGCCATCTTCGACGAGCGCACACAGGGAGCGAATCAGCCGGTGGATGTCCGCGCCCATCTCGGGGGTCAAGCGAAACTGTTGGGGTCCGCCGAAGGCATGGCCTCCGGGATAGCCACCGGAATTGCGGACGCCGCAGTTCCTGCAGGGGCAACCAAGTGGTGGGTCTAGGGAGCAAACACCCATCACGCCGCCTCCTTCTGCTCGCAACGCGTGGCCCGGAGGTATCCCCAATCCACGTCTGGGCGCAGGTCTTCGCAGGTGACGGCGCCGTTGGTGGCGCGTTCTATGGATGGGCAGCGTTCTGCGGGGATTGGACGGCGCCCGGTTTCCCATTGACTCACTGCCGATGGGGTGACGCTCAGCACACCAGCAAGCACCCTACGGCCACCCAAAACCTTGCAAGCGCGCGTTATCGATTCGCTTCTCATTCGCGCACAGTATAGCAATGCTCACCAACTGTCAAGCCTTGACTGTTGGTTAGCGTTGCTCTATTCTTAGCACCGTCACTCCACGTCCAGGCTTACTGAAAAGTCGATTGATGGCGCGATGACCGGCCGCCTGGGCCGAACGAACCGGGCCGCAGCCTGAGAGCGCAACAGGCCGTAACGGGAGAACGAAAGCCCCGCGACATTCCGGGAGAGGCCGGTCAAGTTGGGGGATGGCGATGACACGCTTGGAACCGACCACCGAGGATCTGCGCTCCGCATTCGACCGGGTCAAGGTCTTGCGCTTCCGTGGCTGGACGTTCGAACGCGCCATGGCCACGCCGCTGATCCGGGCTGCGCTCAGGCTTTCTGCCTTATCCAGGCTTCGCGGTGCGCCCTGCCCCACTCAGGTTCAACTTTTCTGAGGACCTCCGCATGATCACCACCGCCCGAACCGACTGGATCAACCGCCGTGTCGAGCAGATGATGCTCGACGACACCTCTACCGTAGAGATCGTCGAGGACATCCAAGCCCACGGCGGCGTGGCACATATCGGACTCTGCGCCGCTCTGCGCCGGGTCATCATTGCCGAAAGCCGCGTGGCCGAAATCCAGGCCCTCGACGACGCCAGGGACATCGTCCAGGCGTTCGCGTTCCTGCGCGCCTCCAACGAATACGACCGGAGGGCCGCAGCATGAGCCCCGGCGCCTGCGCCATCTTCTACCCGCCGCGGGAGACCTTCCTGGCCGCCGTGCAGGAAGCCCTGGCCGACCAGCCCCACATCCAGGCCAAGCTCTGCACCGATGGCCGGCGCGTGGCCTGGCTGCCGCGTCGCCCGGCCGGCTGGTGGCCCATCAACACACTCATCGTCAAGGAGGCCGCATGATCGCCCACCTGAAGCTCTACCTCTTGCGTCGCCGGCTGCGCGCCGTGCAGCGCAACGTCACTGAGATCCGCGAGACCCTGGCTTTCGGCCATAGCCTGCTGGCCCGCCAGGTGCAGCAGGAGCAGGCCCTGAAGGCGCAGATCCGCGCCATGGAAGTGTTCGGCGGGAGGATCGCAGCGTGAGCATCCTCATCATCACCTGGGCCTCCACCCTGGCCATCGTGCTGCTCTTCATCGCTGGCGCCGGCCACGCCTCTGCAGGCCGCGGCCGCCGCGACACGGACGGGAGCCGCTGATGGCCGCCACCGAACACGAACAGACCCTGACGCGGGCCAACGTGACCCTGCTGCAGGAACTCAACCACCAGGCCCGGCAGCTTGTCGTCGCCGGCCACATCGTGCGCATGCTCCGGTCGATGCCCATTCATGACTGGAACGAAGCCCAGGAGGCACTGAAGAAATGGGACGCCCTGCAAGCATGACACCCAAGCCCGGCACCAAGGCGGACATCGCCATCCTGTTCATCAAGCACCGGGGCGTCGCCAGATCTTCCGAGATCGCCGCCGCCTGCGAAATGCCGCAGAGCCACGTGGCCTCGACGCTGGGCCCCTACGTAGACAAGGGCGTGCTCATCTGCTGCAAGGTCAGCAGCCCGGGCAAGCCCGACACCAACGAATATCGGATCGGCGCCGGCATCACCTCGCGTACGCAGGTGCCCGAGCTGCAGTTCGTTCCGAGCAAGACGCCCCAGCGGACGGTGGGCCAAAACATCCGCAGCGGTCCATCGGCTCCTCCCATGACTCCTCCCGCCGAGGGGACCGCCGTTGCCAATAGAGCGCCCATCCCGTCCGACCCTACTCAGGCTGCCAAGCCCGGGCGGGATGGTGCGCGCAACGAGATCCGATTGAGCATCGACGACGACGCCCGCCTGTCGATCACCCTGGCCGACGGCCAGTCCGACCCCCTGCGCCTGACGCCGGAAGAGACGCTGGCGCTGGGGGACTTCCTTGTCTGTACCCAGCAACTCTGGAGACCCTGATGGCAAAACCTATCCACGAAACCCTCCGTCATATTGGTGGCGGCGTATTCATCGACACGGCCAGCGACAGGATGGCAGAGCTCGTCAATGCCGTCGATAGCAGCGGCAAGGCCGGAAAGCTGACCATCGAAATCAAGGTCAAGAAGGCCACCCGCGGCGGCGCCATGCACATCACCGGCAACGTGAAACTCTCCAAGCCGGCCGAGGAACCCATGGAGGCGATGCTCTTCGCCACCCCGGAGGGCAACCTGGTCGCTGATGACCCGCGCCAGACCAAGCTTGACCTGAAGAGCGTACCCGGCACCACCGACATCACCACCGCCAACCTCAAGACCGCGTAAGGACCCCGCCCACCATGGAAACCACCAACGAACTCAGCAACATCGCCCAGACCCTGGCCAAGGAAATGAAGTCTCCCATCGAGATCATCAGCGAGCCGGGCGGCAACATGAAGCGCTGCGCGCTCCCGCCCGGCTGGCAACTGGTCGAGAAGGACGACGACGCCAAGATCCTGGCGGCCCCGCGGCGCAAGATCGCCAAGGTCAAGCTGCACGACTCCGAGAGCTTCATCGAGTACATCAAGCGCCACGGCTCGCTGACCGACAGCACCATCTGGTGCGTGGCCGATTACAAGGCCGGCAAGGTCAATTTCCTCGGCATCCTCAACGACCACGGCGAGGACGAAAACAAGCCGGACTGGCGCGACCACCGCGCCACCTTCTATCCCGAGTTCTCCGAGGAATGGACCCGCTGGATCAACAAGAACAAGCAGGCGTTCAACCAGGCCGACTTCGCAGCATTCATCGAGGACAACCTGAAGGACATCGTAAGCCACGACAACAGCCCGACCGGCGCACAGATGCTCGAGATGGCGCTGACCTTCGAGGCCAACCAGGACATGCGCTTCAAGTCGGCGATCCGGCTGCAGAACGGCGGCGTGCAGATGAGCTTCGTTCAGGACGACGATGCCCAGACGCTGCAGAAGATGCAGGTCTTCGACCGCTTCTCCATCGGCATCCCCGTGTTCTGGAACGGCGACGCCTACCGGGTCGACGCACGCCTCCGCTACCGTGTGCGCGACGGAAAGCTGACGTTCTGGTTCGAACTGATGCGCCAGGACAAGGTGCTAGAGGCCGCCACTCAGACGCTGATCACCGTCATCCGCGAGAAGACCGGCAATCCGTTCTTCTTTGGCGAGCCGTTCATCGCTGCATAACAGGGGGACCGAAATGAACGCACCCGCCACACCCGAAATCACCACCATCCTGGGCACCGCCCTCGCCGGTGGCTTCTACGCCGGCCGGATCCGCCAGGACGATGGCCGCATCTACGCCCTGTTCGTCGCCCCGAAGGCAGAAGGCGAGCACGCACCGGCCATCTGGATCCCGGACTACCAGGCAGTGCCCGGCGCCCAGTCTTACAACGACGGCCTCGCCAACACCCAGGCCATGGCCGCCGCGGGCAGCCAGCTTGCCCAGTGGGCCCTGGGCTTGAGTATCGGCGGCCGCAATGACTGGTACCTGCCCAGCCAGGACGAGCTCGAGATCATCTACCGCAACCTCAAGCCCACCGAGGATGAGAACAGCGGCTGGTATCGCTCCGGAATGAACCCGTCCGCCGTCGAACCGACGCGACCCTACCTGCCGACGGCCCCGTTGCAGACGCCTGCAAGCCTCTTCCAGGCCGGTGCCGCCGAAGCCTTCGAAGCGGACTGGTACTGGACGTCCACGCAGCACGCAGCCAATTCGGACTGTGCCTGGTACCAGCACTTCGACGACGGCAACCAGGACGACTACTGCACGAGCCTCAAGCTGCGCGCCCGCGCCGTCCGCAGATTGCCCATTTAGTCCTTCATCAATTTTCCATCGGAGGTCACATGACCACTGCTGCACACAAGGCCGAATGGCTGCGCAACAACACCAAGAAGGGCGAGGTCTACGCGGGCCTCATCCTTGGCCAGGAGGGCGAGAAGGATTACCACCTGTTCCTGCTGCCCACAGAAGCGGTCGGCATCACCTGGAAGAACGCCGTCGCCTGGGCGAAGAAGGAAGGTGGGCAACTGCCGAGCCGCCGCGAGCTCCGCCTGCTGGCCGCCAATGCCTTCGACTGCTTTGCCAAGGACGCCTACTGGTCCAGCGAGCAGCACGCAGCCGATTCGGACTCTGCCTGGTACCAGTACTTCTACGACGGCTACCAGGACGACTACTACACGGACAACAAGCTGCGCGCCCGCGCCGTCCGCAGATCAGTCATTGAGTAATTCAGCCCTTTCCTGATCCTTTCATCGGCCATGGCCCTCCATACCCAGCTTCCGATTTACAAGGTCGCCTACGACTTTCTGGACATCATCACTGAGCTCGCCAGGAGCATGCCCCGGGACTTCAAGCAGTCCATCGGCGGCAAGCTCCGCGACGAGTGCGTCCAGATCATCGTGGAGATCTTCCGGGCGAACTGCGCACGCGAGAAAGCGCCTCACCTCGAGGCCCTCATCGAGCGTCTGCAGGTCGCCGAGCTGCTGCTGCGCCTCTCCTGCGACAAGCGCCTGATCTCCCGGGCCCAGTACGCCAAGGCGATCGCGCTGACCAACAGCATCGGCAAGCAGGCGGGAGGCTGGCGCCGCTCCGCACTTTCGCCCGCTTCATGAGCGCCAAGGCCCCCATGACTGTGCGAACTCTTGATCTGGTCGTGCCGCTGGCCCACGAGGCCACCGACATGCGCATCACGGAAAGCGGCGGCGGTGTCCGCGACCGCTCCGGCGCAGTTTCCCCGCTGATCGGCACCCGCCTTCGGCTGGGCGACGTGGATAGCACGACAGGATGCAGCACGCAGCCAATTCGGACTATGCCTGGTACCAGAACTTCAACAACGGCAACCAGAACAACTACAACACGAACAACAAGCTGCGCGCCCGCGCCGTCCGCAGATGAAGCGCGGTGCCCCCAGGCCGACTTTCCTTTCTCCGAACTGGTCGACGCCTACTTCGACTGCCGCCGGGCCAAGCGCAACAGCATCAGCGCCCTGGCCTTCGAGGCCCAGCTCGAGCGCAACCTGTGCGACCTTCACGACGAGCTCCACGGCGGCACCTATCGGCCCGGCCGCAGCGTCTGTTTCGTCATCATCCGGCCGAAGCCGCGGGAGGTCTGGGCCGCTGAATTCCGTGATCGGGTGGTCCACCACCTGTTCTACAACCGGATCGCCCCGCGCTTCTACGCCCGCTTCATCGCCGACAGCTGCGCCTGCATCCCAGGGCGCGGCACCCTGTACGCCGCCCAGCGCCTCGAAGCCAAGGTGCGCAGCATCACCGAGAACTGGCGCCGGCCGGCCTGGTACCTGAAGCTCGACCTAGCCAATTTCTTCGTCAGCATCGACAAGCACATCCTGGCCGGCCAGCTGGCCCGGCATATTCCGGAGCCCTGGTGGCGGCACCTGGGCGAGACCATCCTCTATCACGACCCGCGCCAGGACTTCGAATACCGGGGCCCGGCGCACCTGCTCGAGCGCGTGCCGCCTCACAAGCGGCTGACCAGCCAGCCAGCCCACCTGGGCCTGCCCATCGGCAACCTGTCGAGCCAGTTCTTTGCCAACGTCCATCTCGACGCCCTGGACCAGCACGTCAAGCACCGCATCGGCGCCCGGCACTACATCCGCTACGTCGATGACTTCATCCTGCTGCACGAATCTCCCCAGTGGCTCAACGCCGCCCGAGAGCAGATCGAAGCGTTTCTGTCCGATCGGCTGCATGCCCGGCTGAACCCCGCCAAGACGGTGCTGCAACCGATTGCCCGCTGCGTCGACTTCGTTGGCCACGTCATCCGGCCCTGGCATCGCACCACCCGACCGCGCACCGTCGGCGAGGCCGTGCGCCGCGTGGCCACCCTCGACGCTGCCGCCCTGTTCGAAACCGCTAACAGCTACTTCGGCCTACTCCGTCAGGCCAGCCACAGCCACCACGACCGGGCCCGTCTCGCCAATGCCCTTCGCCGCCGTGGCCACTGCATTGCCGGAGACCTGACCAAGACGTACAGGAGATCGACTTGCTCCAACTGAACCTAGACGTCCACGACGAGATCGTCATCGACAACTTCGCCGGCGGTGGCGGTGCCTCTCATGGCATAGAGGCTGCCATCGGGCGCCGGATCGACGTGGCCATCAACCACGACCCGGAAGCGATTGCAGTCCACCGGGCAAATCACCCGGAAACCGAGCACCACTGCGAATCCGTGTGGGAGGTGGATCCGCGCACCGTCAAGCCTGGCCGCCCCATTGGCCTGCTATGGCTGTCTCCGGACTGCAAGCACTTCAGCAAGGCCAAAGGCGGAAAGCCGGTGGAGAAGAACATCCGCGGCCTCGCCTGGGTCGCGCTGCGCTGGGCGGCGATCCGCAAGCCCCGCGTGATCATGCTCGAGAACGTGGAGGAATTCGTCACCTGGGGGCCGCTGACCGAAGGCCCGGACGGCAAGATGCGCCCCTGCCCGAAGCGCAAGGGCCGGGAGTTCAACGCCTTCCGCAATGCCCTGCAGCGGCACGGCTACCAGGTGGAGTTCCGCGAGCTGCGGGCCTGCGACTACGGCGCGCCGACGATCCGCAAGCGCCTGTTCCTGATCGCCCGGCGCGACGGGCAGCCGATCGTCTGGCCGGCGCCGACCCATGGCGACCCAAAGAGCGCGGCCGTCAAGTCCGGCAAGCTCCGGCCGTGGCGCACGGCAGCCGAGTGCATCGACTGGTCGCTGGATTGCCCCTCCATTTTCGAGCGCACCCGGCCGCTGGCCGACGCCACCTGTCGGCGGATTGCCAAGGGGATCATGCGCTACGTGATCAATGCGGCCGAGCCGTTCATCGTCAATACGCGGAATGGAGAACGAGAAGGTCAGGCGCCGCGCACCAGGGGAATCGGAGATCCATTCTGGACGATCACCGCGCAGGGATCCCAGCATGCTGTGGTAGCTCCGGTACTTACCGAGCACGCCAACGCCTCAAGCCCGCGCAGCTGGTCTCCTGAAGATCCACTGAGGACGATCTGCGCGCAGACCAAGGGAGGTCACCATGCCCTGGTCACCGCCTTCCTGGCCAAGCACTTCACCGGCGTGGTCGGCAGCGACCTGCGGCAGCCCGCGGCCACCGTGACAGCCGTGGACCACCATAGCCTGGTGGCAGCCAATCTGGTGCACATGGGCCACGGCGAGCAATCCGCCTCCGGAGCGAAGCGCTGGAGCCACGGAGTGCGTGATGCCGAGGTTCCGCTCAACACCATCACAGCCAACGGCATCCCGGCCGGAATAGTCACCAGCAACCTGGTCAAGCTCAAAGGAACCTGCAAGGACGGCCAACCCGTAACCGAGCCTATCCACACAATCCAGGCCAGCGGGAACCACTACGCCGAGGTCCGCGCATTCCTCACGGCCTACTACGGCGTCGACCAAGATCCGCGCCTTGAAGACCCTATGCATACGGTCACGGCCAAGGACAGATTCGGCTTGGTCACCGTCTCCGGACAGGACTACGCCATCGCCGACATCGGCCTGCGCATGCTCGCACCGAAGGAGCTATTCAAGGCCCAGGGGTTCCCGGCCGGCTACATCTTCGAGTGGGGTATCGACGAGGACGGCCGGCGGATCGCCCTGACCAAATCCACCCAGGTCCGCCTGGTCGGAAACAGCGTCTGCCCGCCGCTGGCCGATGCGCTGGTCCGGGAGAACCTTCCGGAGATGAGCATCCAGAAGCGGAGAGCCGCATGACCCTGCACCCATCCATGACCATCGTCGGCCAACTTCAGGCCCACCACAACCCGTCACCAGCCGCCCATGGCGAACCCAAGGTGCCGACCATTCGACGCTCAGCGGAGATTCGCGGACAGGTGCTCGCTGCACTCAAGGAAGGCCCGGCATCCGTGACCGAGATCGCCTGGGATCTGGATGTCTCGGAGGCGACGGTGTACTCGCACATCGGCAAGTTGGTCGATGCGGAGACCGTCCGGAGGATCAATGGGCGGCCGGTGAGGTACGAGGTGAAACCATGAGCAATTGGCAAACGACAAACGACGTTCTGGCCAAGCTATTCAACCTTCCACGCCTGACCAAGCGCGCCGTCATTGTGTTGCGCGGAGATGGTCCACCGAGCATTCGTGTGACGCGCCTCCTCCTAGATAAGGACGATGTCCGCCAGGTCACGGAGAGATTCGAATTGCGAAAAGTAGGCGCTGGCGAGACGGCACCATGCCATGTATGCGGATGGAAAGATGGCTACCACGACAAACGTTGCAGTGGGTATCTGGTTGATCCTGAGACGGGCGAGCCAATACCGACGCATAACGTCTAAATTAACCGGCTCGCGGGCCTTATCCGCGAGTCCGGGTTGAATGCGGGGTTATGCCTCGCCAACTTACGGAGAACGGAAATGGCAAAGGTGAACATTTCAGTGGAAAGCGTGACGGACATGCAGCCAGTCCGGTTTAGCAGGCTGGCAATAGAGATAGGTTGTTCTATGAGCGAAGGACAAATGCTAGACGCGCTCAGGAGCTTTCTGGAAAACGTGACCGACGCCACTTGGTACGAATGGCTCAAGGAACTGGCCCCGGAGTACCTGAAAGACGAAGAGTGAGGCATAACGCTAGGTTAAGCGGCGCCGGCACGGCGTCCGCTTGAACCGCCAGTTCGGCTTCACTGGTGAACGAAGCCAAAACACTTGGAGAACTACGAATGCTGAACATGCAAGCCCTGATCGACGGCATGAACGCGCACAGTCAGCGCGAGCGCGCCGCCACACAACTGACCCTTGGCGCGCTGATTGCGGCGCTGGAGAAGATGCCGGCCGACGCCCAGGTGGCGAACCTGCGCGACCCGGACAGCTACCGAGGCTACTACTCCGACCTGTACTTCGAGCGCTGCGACGGGACGCGCCCGGCCGCTGAACTGCTGGCCGAGTGCAAGGCTGCGATGGGGCAGGTGTTCACTGGCTACAAGGGCGGCGACTTCGTGATGGGAGCGCTGACGCCGCTGTGGGTGGCAAGCTACGGAAGCTGCGGGCCGAAATTGATGGCTGTGCACGCTGGCGGCGAACTGGAAACGGCCGAGGACGAGTGAAGCCGAACGACCAAGGTAACGGGCCGAGGCAAGCGCAGCTTGCCGAAGGTCCGCGTTGACCGCCGGGTTAGCCGGCATGAGCACAAATGGCAACTGAATATAAGGCCTGCCCAAAGTGCAAGCGGACACTCCTTCGAACGGAGTGGTTCTACCGCCGGAAGTCGGGTGAGCGCATGCGTTGGGAAAGCTATTGTAAGGACTGTTGTCGAGCGGCCAATGGGAAGGGCGGGAAGAACTACGAAAAGGCAAAGGAGCGCCACCGTTCCTGGTATCACAGCAATCGAACAGACCAACTAGAAAAAAATAGGATGCGCCAAGTTTCCATCACCCAGCGCAGGAAAGAAGAAGGATATTTCACTGAACAAGCACGGAGAGGAAGAGAAGCTCTGTCGACCGGATACGTAAAGAGCCTGTTCAGGTATTCAGTACCCAGGGACTTGGTCTCCGACGACATGGTGAATTTGAAACGAATGCACATTGAAGTTAAGCGAGCGCGCAAGCTCATAACCAACGAACTGGAGAAGATCAATGAAACCAGCAAAGACAACACTTGAAGCCTTGGAAGATATGAAGGCCGTTGAGACTCAGGGCGACCTACGCCGGATAGTTGCTAACAGCCTTTTGGCATTGGCGCGCAAGGAGATCAGCGCGACAGATGTTGAAGCGATGGCGAAGGGGCTCGATTCAATTAGCAACAGCCTCAACGCCGAAATAAAGGTGGCAAAGACAAGCATCGAGTTGCGAGAAAAGGGCGCGAGCCTTGGTGCCGTTACGCATCTTGGCCGCATGCTCATCGGGGATGCCAAGGATGCCGGCTAACTCAAATTCTCCGACACCAGGTGACGGTTAACACACCACGAACACCCGTGGAGGCGCACAAATGCTGACACTCGACAGAACAAACGCGACACAGGAGCCGGCGTTATACGACACGCCGCCGGCTCGGCAACAGCCGAAGCTGCTCGACCGCATGCGTGAGGCGATCAGGGTCAAGCACTACAGCCTGGCCACGGAGCGCACCTACATCCACTGGGCGAAGCGCTTCATCTACTTTCACGGGAAGCGCCACCCGGCAGCGATGGGCGCCCAGGAAGTCGAAGCATTCCTGTCAGCGCTGGCGACGGAGTTGACCGTCAGCGCCAGCACACAGAACCAGGCCATGCACGCCCTGCTGTTCCTGTACAAGGAAGTCCTGCACATCACCCTTCCCTGGCTGGACAACATCACCAGAGCCAAGGTATCGAAGCGGCTTCCGTCGGTTCTCACGGTTTCCGAGGTTCAAGCGCTGCTGCGAAGACTGCCCAACGACGGCAGGGGTCACTGGTTCGATCCCAGTACCGCCCACCAAAATCAAGCACTTACGGTGCCCGTCCAAGGAAGCTATGGCGCAAAAACCGCCATAATCAGGCCAAAACCGCGCTGTTACGCCATAGTTCACGCCATAGCTGGCGCTACTGGCTGATGTCGTACAGCTGCCCCGGCGTCACCCGGTGAAGGGCCCCCTCTCTGACGTACCGAGTACCCCCGGCCAGAGCGGACAGGATGGGCATCTCGCTGCAGAAATCCCGGCTGTTGGCCTGCCATTGGCGCTGCTGGAAGGCGATGGCCAGCAGGCCACCCAGGTCGTAGAGGTTGCCGATCCGGCTGCGCACCCAGCGCTCCGCCGCGGCCTCGTTCTGACAGGGAAGCTCGGCGAGCTCCCAGCGCGGGTAGTGCGCCTTGAAGTTTTCCAGGCCGATGCTGCGTACCCGGGGCCAGTGCGCCTCAATCACTTCCTGTCCGTACACGATGCCCACGTGCGACCAGTTGGACATGGTGGCCAGCCGGATGGTCAGGCTTCCAAGGGTCGGGGCGGCGCCGAAGATGAGGCGCATCAGTGCGGCCCGAAATCGAAACCCTGGGCCTGACCCAGGTTGGGCCCATTCACTCCGGCCGCGCTGGCCTTGTCGCCTTGAATCCGGAACGTGATGCTGAACCGGCCATTTCCCTTGAAGCCAAACCCGGACTGCCAGTAGGCCCGCGGGCCCTCTGCTGCCCAGCGGAGCATCCAGTACAGTCCGAACGGCCAGAGCAAACGGATGAAGAAGATGGCATTAAAGAACAGGGCCTGATCGCTGCACAGGCGCGGGGTGAAGACCCACCGTCCGTCCTCCTTGAAGATCCAGGCGACGGCGACCGAGCGCATGGAGTCCTCATCGACGGTCAGCAGGTTTCCCAGCTTCCACATCAGCCAGGACTCGCCCGGGTGGCGCTCTTCCACGATCTTGGTCATGGCTTGTAGACCTCGGTGGCGGTCGGCTTGGTGTTGAGGATCGCTGCCTTATCGACGGCGAATCCCTTGCTGATCAGCAGGTCCATGGCCGCGCCGATGTCGGCCGCCCGGCCGCGCAGATCGATGTACTGCCGCACCGTGCAGTCGGTGATCACGGCCTGCACCAGGGGGTCGGTCGAGGCCAGGATGGGCCACTTCTGCGCAGCGAATCTATCGAAGAACGCACCCCGGCTGATGTGCCAGTCCTCGGCCCGCTCGGGCTCAGGGACCGGGGCCGCCCGGTAGTGCGGGTAGTTCTCCGCCATCCAGGCCTCGTCGGCCATCACTGCGCCGGTGACGTTTCCAGCTTCATCAAGGATTTCGTAGCGCATGATCACTCCCACTCGATAGTGACAAGGCCGTTGCCGCCGGCACCGACCGTGACGGCACCGCCAGAACCGATGGAGGCACCTCCACCACCAGCGCCGACACCACCAGCGCCTCCAACAACGGTACCGGTGGTGCCCGTTGATGCAGCACCGCCTCCGCCACCACAGGATCCGCCTGCGCCTCCACTTGGGGTTGCTGCGTTAGCGCCACCACTGCCTCCAGATCCGGCACCGCCGGCCGAGCCATTGCTGCTGGTCGCGCCGGCCGCACCGGAGGCGGTGTACTTCAGCAGCGGATTGCTGATCGCCGTCGTGATGTCATCGACAGACGTTTGCGCACCGCGCCAAGATGCTCCCGGGGTGGTACCACTAGCCGCACCGCAGGCACCCCCACCTCCGCCGCCAACATTATTGGTAGAGGATGCGCCACCAGCACCACCAACACCGCCCCCGCCACCTGATGTGTTACCCGTTCCAGATGCTGCTCCGCCAGCACCACCAGTTCCACGCAGAGAACCAGCCGCACCGCCGCCCCCGGAACTTCCCCCAGTTGTATTGGACGCATTCCCGCCCGCACCGCCAGAAGCTCCGAAGTCATAGGTTCCAGACGGCGCGCCGCCCGCGCCGCCGGTGGCCGTGGATCCTGCTGCTGCAGCACCGCCGACTGCGCCGTATCCTGCCGTGCTGGTCACCCCGGAGACCGTGAAAGATGTCGCCGTGGTCCCGCCGCCGGCACCGACCGTGAAGGAGATCGAGACGCCTGCCGCAAGTATCAGTTCGCGCATCACAAAGGCCCCGCCGCCGCCGCCGGCTGCATTTCCGCCCGCGGTGCGAGAGCCACCGTTTCCGCCCGGGCCCACCGCGCAAAGGCGGTACTTTCCGGCCTTGGGCGTGGTGAAGCTGCCACTCGCTGGGAAGGCCAGGAAATTCTGGTATCCACCCGCCGCGGATGGAAAGAACTGCGAAAGAGAACTCATTACAAAACCCTCCAATCGGTGCCGTTGCACTTCAGCGTGATGGTGTAGCCCGCCTTATCGAAGGTCATGTCCTCGGCTACACCCATGATGGTTTTCCCGCCCCGTCCGATGACGTTGGTCAGTGAAGTTCCGGTATTAGCCAGGATGATGGTGTCGCCATCGACCGCTCCGCTTGGAAGCGCGTAGGTCTGGCCGGTGCTGGCGAACTCATAGGCGGTATTAACCGCCAGCGTCTGGCTGGTGGTCAGCGTCTGGAACTGGCCCAGGAAACCGGTGGCCAGGGCAGCGCTGGCAGCGGCTTCGGCGGCCTTGGTAGTTGCGATTCCTGCCTGCGTGGTAGCGGTATCTGCCCCAGTGGTGGCGGTACTGGCGGCCGTCGTGGCCGTGCTGGCAGCGCCGGTCGCCGTCGATGCCGCGGACGATGCCGTGGAGGCGTTGGTATTGACCTCGCCGACGACGACGTTGATCTGGGTCACCATGGTGGGCAGCGCAGCCACCAGGGCGCCGGCCTTGGCTTCGAACGTGGCGGGGTCCGCCAGGCTAGGCGAATCTGGAAGCGGGGTAATGGTGCTCATACAAGGCCCTCGATTTGTAGGCGTGCTTCGGAAAACGTCGGGTAGGCGATGGTGATGCCCCAGTCGCGCACCCAGCCGTAGGCAGTTAGGCTTTCATAGCCCCTGGATTCATCTCCGACCCAGACCACGGGCGTGGCGCGGATCTCGGCGAGCATGGAGGCCACGTAATCGACCAGGGCGGCATTGACGATCACGTCCAAGTCGATCCGCTTCGCGTAGCCCCGCTGCACCACGCTGGTGACCCCGTAGGCATCCGTTTCCTTGCGGCTGTAGTCGATGATGCCGATCTGGGGCTTGGCCAGCGTCTCGCCCACCGTAATGGCGCGGCCGACCACCAGCGTGCCGCATCCGGCCGTCACACCGGCGGTGATGCTCACGGTCAGCCGGCCGCCGGTGTAGGGCGGCAGATCATCGACCACCAGCGTGGTCTTCTGCACCATGGACACCGTGAAGAATGCCCACCAGGAGACGATCGGCTCGGAGGGATCGAACATGGAGAACGACGCGTCATAGACCACGGAGCCGCCCGGCGTCGACTCCATCGTCACATCGACGAGGCCGCCCGCCACGTCCAGCAGGGCCAGGGCATCGATACGGCCAGGATCCAGCACCACCGTCAGCGGCGTGGCCTGGGTGGTCACCGAGCCCACCGTCTGATCGAACATGGCCCAGCGATTCGTCGGGCCCACATCGACCCACCAGGTGCCGTCGTCGGTCGTCGGCGCGTGGTTGAGGTTGCCGGCCTGGGCCGATTTGTAGATGCGGTGCGTGCTGGTGCTGATGCAGTAGGCCCCGAGCGCATAGGTGGTGCCGCTGCTCCAGGCGGAATAGTCATTCTCGGCCCGGGTGCTGCTCACCAGAATGGCATCGGTCACCGGCGTGGGCTTGATGAACTTCATACGGCGGCCCTCGTCGTTATGGCCTCATCCGGCGCCACTCGGCGCAGGATCTGGGCGGTGTCGAACGTCTGCTTGACGATCGCCTTGTTCTCGGCGGAATTGTTCTCCCGCAGCTGGCGGACTTCCTCGCGCAGGGCCCTCACCTCTTCGGCCAGGCCGGAGGATCCAGAGACGGCATCCATCAGCGCCCGGTTGTCGGCCGCCGGGATGATCCGCTCGCCCTTGTGGATCCGCGCATCCATGTCGTAGGGCACGTAGTTCGTACCCACGGCAAACGCCGGGATCTCGATTCCGTAGCGCTGGCCGATGGTGTCCACCGTCGTGCGCAGGCTGGCCAGGGTGGTGGCGGCCAGGTACGCCTGCTCCGCCGCAGTGGCGGTGACCGCCTTGCCGAGATCGACAACGGAGCGGGCCAGATCGGGAAGCTGCTGCGCCGCCGTCTTGTCGCCGGCACGGGCGGCAGCGGTGGCGATGGCAAAGCGGGCCTGCTCGGCGGCATAGTTCTGCGACTCGTTCAGGATCTCGCCGCGCAAGTCGCGCATGGTGCCGATGATCGCGTCGGCCACGGACTGCCATTCCTGCTTGATGGCCGCGGCTGCGCTTTCCGCCGCCGACTTCTGGGCATCGGCCGTGCTGTAGCTGTACTGGGCCTGAGTCGCCGCCGCGACCGGCGCATATTGCGTCAGCTTGGGCAGGATCGCCGCCGCCGCATTGGTGATCTGCGTCAAATCGAGATTCTGCAGCACTGCCCCCATCGCATTGAGCGCCGCCTGCGCCTTGGCCACCACCCCATCGATGGCCGCCGCCGACACCGCTGCGCCGGCCGCCATGGGCACCACGATCGAGTTATAGATGTTCTGCGCGATGCTCCCCACGGTGCTGCTGATCAGCGCCGTGCGCACACTCTGCTCCAGGGCCTTGGCGAACGATTCCGCCGCGGTCATGCCCTTTTGTGGGTTGAAAGCCGCATCGAGGAGCATCTGGCCCATTCCCGCCGCATCGAATCCGGCCCACTTCGCGGCAGCCTGCTGGGCAGCATCGGCTACCGACAGGAACGATGGCGCCATTTTCAGAAGCATGGCATACGTGCTGCGGCCAGACTCTGTGGTCAGGTCCAGGCCATCAACCAAGTCCTTGAAACCGTCCTTTGTCAGCGGCATGCTGAGTCCAAGCAGCGTAAATTGCTCTCCCATCGCCGCCATCCCCGCGTTGAACTGCTCCTCCTGGCTGTAGAACCCAGAGTAGTAGTTCGCCATATCCTGCCCAAGGCCGGCAATGTCCTTGGTCTTTGAAAGCAGCGCTGTGTAGGACTCCGTATCCAGCCCCAGCAGCTTGGCAATATCGATGGCCTTGTCGGCCACAGACAATTGCGCAATGGCAGCATCTAGCTGCTCTGCCGATGCGGTTGCCTCATCAATCCCATGGACAATGCTCTCGAAAATCGGGTTGATGTCCGCCAGATCGACCGCTGCAATGGTGGCCCGCTTGATCTCGTTGGCGATCTCCTTCTGGTAGTCTCCCCGATTCACCGAGTTGTTGTCGTGGTGGAAGTAGAGATTCCCGGAGGCGTCATAGACATCGGAAGCCACCATGTCCGGCGCACTGCCCTGCGGATCCGTGTTGTATTTCAGGCCCAACTGCATGCCGGCAATACTCCCGCCCAGATCATGCACGTACTGGTCGATCCCCGTCAGCGTCGCTCCCACCATGTTGGACATGGCGCCGTTGCTGCCGTAGCTCAGATTATTGTTGCGGCCGTCGCTGTAGTAGTCGCCTGTCGAGAAAGCGGAAATATTCCCGGCCGCATCAATGCCGCGAACCGCGCCGCCCTCCTGCTTCGGGCCGCCGCCTTTGTCCAGGCCACCCAGGATCGCCATGGCGGCCAGGGCCGCCCAGCCCCACGGGCCAAGACCGCCAAGGGCACTGGACGCGCCGGACATAAACCCGGCGCCAGAAACCATTCCAGAAACCCCCCCCGCCAGCGCGGTCGACGCCGCGCCACTTACGAACCCGCCGACACCCCCCTGTTGATAGGCTGTCAGCATTCCACCGAGCGGAAGCACGTTGGCACCGGAAATCAAGTTAGCGCCATAGTCCCCCACTGACTTCCATCCGGTGGCATTCGATATCCCAATCAACCCCTGCCCGGCATAGTTGCTGATGGCCCCGCCGAACGCGCCCGCCCCATTCCAATTACTGGCAAAACCACTCATGTTGCTGATTGCGTTCGCAGACCCAGCCGACGTACTAATGCCCATCAACTGCCCGCCACCAGCAACGATGGCCTGCACGACAAACTTCAGCACCATCGTCTTGAAGGTGTTTTCAAGATTCTTGGCGAACGCCTTGCCAAATGAATCGCCGGCTTCGAAGCTGCGCATCAGCGCATCGGTCAAGCTCTGCTCGATGTCCCTGGAAAATTCCTGCCATGCCTGAGCCTGCTGTTGAAGTCCCGGGCGGGCCATGTCAGCACTCTTCAGGCGCTCCAAAGCGGAAATTTGCCTATCGATTGCTTCGACCTGACGCTGAATTGCATCAGCATCATCTTCACGAACCTCAATACTTTTCAGGGCGTCGAGGCGATCCCGTTTCAGCTGGATCTGCTCGTCGTATCTACGGGCAATCAACTCCTGAAGTTGATCCGCCGTCTTGCCAATTGCTTCGTTCTCTTGCTCAGCGGATTTCGCCTTTTCCTCAAGAGCCTTCGCTTCCTCGGATGCAGCTTGCGCATGGTCGCCAAGAATAGATTCCCAAAACTCCTTATCGGTCTTGGCAATCTTCTTCATGGCGGCCATATAGGCCGTCGCCGCCTTTTCGGCCTCGGAACCTAGATCCTGGATATATCCATATATCTTTTCCCGCTTGGATGCATCTGTGGTTCCCTTCAGCTGCTGTTTCAATACCTCCGCCCGAGCGGCCAGCCCACCGTTTCTAAGCGTAGCTATGCGGTCCCAATATTCGCGCTCATCAATTTCATCCGCATCGCGGGCTGCCTTGAGCAATTCTTCCTCTCTGGCAACGCCATGAGTAATTGCGGCGATCCGGTTCTCGAACTGCTGCTCGATGACCTGGGCCTGCTCCTTGCTGGCTTCCTTGTCAGAAAACTCCTTCTTGATGACGCCGAGCTTTTCCTGGTAGTCCCGGGTGAGCTTCAGGATCCGCTCCTGGCTGCCCGCAGCCGCCGCAACTTCCTTCGCATACGCGGCATCCAGCTTGGCGACGGCCTGGCTCCGCTTCACCGCCTGGGTGGCATACAACTCTGTCCACTTCTCGGAGACAGTCGAGGCCATGCGGGCGCTGCGCTCCGCCAGATTCCGCTCTTTTGTCTCCAGCTCCTTGACTACATCGTCCCATTTCGACCAGTCTGCCCGCTCCGGGCTGCCCGCCTTCTTGCCGGATTCTTCGTAGCGCTGGGCCGCCATGTCTCGACGGGATCTGGCCACTTCGAGCGTTTCCTTGCCGAGACGAGCGGCCTCCTCCTCGGCATCCCGCAGCGCCTCCTTGGCCTGATTGGCAGCCGCTGCAGCAGAGTTCCCCCAGATCGACCAGGCCGTCACTCCAAGCGAAAGCGCCGTGGTCACAACACCGATCGGCCCCCCAAGCATGCGGATGCCGGTCGCCAGGGGCCCCGTCGCTGCAGCCGCAGCCTGGGCACTCGCAAGCCGGGCCTCGGCATCGGCAAGCGCCTTAGCCGCCACTGCGCCCGCTCCGTAGGCGCCCGCAGCGCGAATTTGAGCCGCTGCCGCGGACTGCGCAGCAACGGCCTCGGCCAACTCCGCGGCGGTCAGCTGCTGGGATGCCTTTACCGCCGCCACCTTCCCGCTCACCGTGGCCATGATGGCACCCGCCACGCGGCCGGCCATGACGGATGCCAGCGCACCCCCAGCCACGGCGACCACGTTCATGTTGTCGGCGATCATCTGCAATCCGCCGGCGGCGCCCTTGAACACGCCGGTGGACTGCTCGAAACTGCCCACCGTCGCCGTCCAGGCATTGCGGACATTGGTGAGCGCTCCGCCAATGGTCACCGGCATCCGGGCAAACTCTGCGGATATCCTGGTCGCCTGCCCCTCGAGCGCCGTTACCAGCTTCTCGCTGGTCAGCTGCCCCGCCTCGCCCAACTCACGAAGTCTGCCGATCGGAACCCCAAGCCCGTCGGCCAGGGCCTGGGCCAGTCGAGGCGACTGCTCGAGAATTGAATTCAGCTCCTCGCCGCGCAATACACCGGACGACAGTGCCTGGCCGAACTGGAGCAGTGCCGCCTGAGCAGACTCGGTGGAAGCCCCGGATACCGCCATGGCCTGGGCCACGGTAGTGGTCAGTCCGGCAATCCGCTCGGAAGACAATTTCAAGTCGTCAGATTGACGAGCGAACTTCTCATAGATCTGCCCAACCTCGCCGATCCCCATCCGCGTGGCCTGGGCAATTGTCAGCACGCGCTCATAGGCCACCGCGGCCGCCGCCGATCCGGACGTCACCAAGGAGAGCCTGGCATTCAGGTTGGCCCAGGCATCGGCCGTCTGGGCAATCTGCTGCACCCCAAGGCCGGCAACGGCGGCATGCCCCATGCGGGAGAAACTCGCCGTCAGTGATTCCGTCGCACGCTCGGTACCGGAGAGGCTCTTCTCCATCCCGGCAATGGCCTGGCTGCCCCGCTTGGCTGCGGCCTCGACTCCGGCAGCGTCTGCCGTGATGCGGATTTGCACGTCGTTGGTCATTGCGCTACAGTCCGATCATGTTGAGTGCATTCATCACCGCAGTCCCCTATGTCGTCGTGCTCGGATTTCTAGGGGTCCTGTTCTGGGCAGTTCACCCAGCCATCCTGGTTGCCTGGGTCGTGGCGTGCGTTGCCATTGGCGCGTACCAGATCACTTCTCGTTCCGCTCGGCCAGGACCATAAGCGTCTCCCGCTCCATGACCCGGATGCCGTCGAACCGCTCCTTGTCGAGCGGTATCTCGAGCAGCTGAGCCACCACCGGCAACTGGCTGTAATCCAATCCCGTCGGCCCGCCGAATCCGATTCGCCACTGAGTGCTCATGGCATGGAACAGGAGAAACGTCTCCCAGTTGCATGACCACACCTCGAATGGAGGCGGCGGGGTAGCTGCCATCGACATCGCCGCATCGGGCGTAAACCCGATGGCGATGTAGTCTGCTGCTGTGGAGGCTTGCGGGCCGGCGAGCAACTCCCGCGCCGCCTCCCTCAGTTTTTTTGCTGGGCCGCAAACAGCGCATTGACGTAGGTATGAAAGAGCGCGGGGGGAAGCGCCGGATACGTCTCGGAGAGAGATTCCAGGTAGGCAGGGCTGTAGGCGCCAGGCGCATCAGACCAGTCCTCGATAATTTCCGGAAGCCGCTTGACCAGCGGATCGCCCGCCATCGATGCCACCCACTCGTCGTACTCGGTCTTGGTCTTGTGGCGGTACTTGACCTTCATTCCATCCCGCGGAGACCCGGGGACAAAACCAAATACAGGAAGTTCGAATACCGGATTCGGTTGCTCTTTGAACATGGTTCGCCTCTCGATGATTCCGCCTCGATGGGTTCCGACGGCTGCCGCGGAGGCGGTCGCGGCCCGGGCAGGGAGGGGCCCGGTGCCGTCGGAATTCAGTGCTTACGGCTTGGCGTAGCGGACGCGGCTGGCGATGTTGATCGTCACGTCCGTGGTCATGATGCTGTTGGCGTTGTCCGCCTTGGGCAGGCCGGCCGCGCCGACGTAGCCGAAGAACAGCATCTCCAGCGCATCCGGGAAGACGATGCGGAAGCCAACCTTGGAGGAGGCATCGGCCGCCGCCTGGATGGCAATCAGGCCGGCGTCGTTCGGGTCCCAGACGCAGGGCAGGGACACCTGGCCGGCCGCCTTGGTGGTCGGGATCTTGCGGGTGATCTTGTCCCACAGGTAGGTGTACTCGCCGAACTGCTGATCACCGCCCGACATGTTGAAGCCGGTGGCCACCTGGATCTCCGTGGCCATGGTGACGAGCTGGATGTTGCCGGAGACAAAGGTGCCGTAGGAGGTGCTGTCCTGGTCTTCCAGCTCCAGGGTGTTGGAGGTGGTGTTGACGTTGGCGACGCGGACCAGGGCATCCTCGAGGTCGGTCATGCCGAACATGCTGGTCAGGGCGGCATAGGTGCCGTTGGTCCAGGTGTCGGCGCCCGAGTAGGTGAGCACGGGCGGCGCGGCCTTGGTTATGGAACTGATGGCCTGGGTGGCCGAGATGGCCGACTGCATGTAGATGCGGGTTCCGGCAGGGGTGCGGACGGTGGGCATGGCGTGCTCCTAGAAGTAGGCGACCCGGAGGTAAACAGGAAGCCGGACAACCGGCTTGTCGGTGCTGTCATCCATCTCCGGGTCACCAATGGATGCGAGCGTGGTACTCAGGGCAATGCCGCCCAGGGCGTTGTGGGCGGTGGAATCGAACAGGCGGCCTTCGAGCTCCTGGAGCGCGGTGTCGGCGGTGTCTTCATAGCCGTCGGATGCCTTGACGACGATGTCCACGCGCACCGTGAGCAGGCGACGCTGGGCCTGGTTGAGGAAGAGGGTTTCGGTGTCCAGCTCTTCGCTGCCGGTACTGACCAGCATGGCCGGAACTTCGGCCGCCGTCAGCGGCCGCAGCCGGGACGGATAAACCCGGGCGCCGCAGGTGACCAGGCCAGCCAGGGCGGAGGCAATGGCCTGGCGGATCTGGGTGCGCTTGTGGCTCATGCGGACTCCAGGATCAGCAGGCCCATGCCGCTCGGGTCATCATTGGGCAGCTGCACCTCGACCACCGCGTAGACCTTGCCGAGAATGGTTGCCGCAGATCCGGCAACCACCCCGGCGAGATCCCCCGCCGGCGCCCGGAAGCGGGGCTGACTGCCCGCCATCTGGCCGAAGGCTTCGCTATAGCCGTTGCCGAACAACCCGGGCACGGGCTGGCCACCAATGGTGGCGAGCGCATACCCGGGCATGTCCGGATCAACGAATGCGGCGAGGTCTGCGGCATCGAAGGGCATGGATCAGCCGTTCTCCGGGGATTCCTCGGCCTTGGCGGCGTCCGCCTCGGCCTTGGCGAGGGCCTTGGCCACCACCGGATCCACCAGCACACCGGCGACCAGGAGGGACGCGGCCTTGGCCTCGTCCATCTCGATCTTGTTGCCCGGGGCAAAGGGTTCGCCGTCGTGCTGCAGCGGGCTTTCCACCAGGTAGGTCTTCTTGGCCATGGCGGTCCCCTTAGGCGATGGCGGCGCTGATGAGGTAGCCGGCAGTAGCGGCCGTCAGCACCGGGGCGACTTCGTCCGTGACCGGATAAATGTCGGACTTGGCATTGCGGTCTTCGTAGCCGGGCTCCACGTAGGGCGCGCCATCGAGCCGGTAGGTGTAGCCGTAGGTCGGCTCGCCCAGGTCGGCCACGCTGCCCATCTGGGTGTAGGCGACGACCACGAACTTGCCCCACACGTCGGTGATGGTGCCGGAGGCATCGGTATAGACCGCACCACCCACCAGGACGCGATCGACACCCCAGAGTGCGGCCAGCAGATCCGTCGTCACCACGTCACGGCCGGTGTACTTGATCCGGTCGATGATGGACGGATGCTGGCGCAGCTTGCCCATCACGGAGGCGGAGAGGATCACCGTATTGCCGGCGCGGCCGATCTGGCTGCGGATGGCTTCCTTGGCGGTCTCGATGTCCTTGGAGGGCGCGCTGGTGCCGGTGTAGTCGCTCCACTGGCTGGTGCCGGAGAGCGTGGTCTTGTTGCCGGCCGCGTAGCTGCCCGCGGTGGTAGCCATGTCGGCCTGGGCCTTTTCCAGCCGCAGGGCGATGATGTTCTGGGCCTTGCGCACGGCCATGGCGGCGATGTTGATCTTGGCCACCGCATTGGCTTCCTGCTGCAGCTCCCAGGGCGCGACTGCCTCGAGGGCATGCTGTTCCAGGGCATAGCTGCCCGAGCTGTAGCCGAACTGGATGCGCTTGGTGTTGCTGCCCGGGGCACGGGCGGCGTTGTAGAGGGCGAAATCCTCCTTGGAGAAGGAGATGATCTTGCCGCCCCGCTGGGCCACCGGCACCGAGGGGAAGAGGTTCATGCCGACCATGTCGGCGTTGCGGTAGCCCTGGGCGATCTCGCTCAGGACGGGATCGACGACGCGGGCGCCGGAGAGGCTTTGCTGTTGCATGATGGTTTCCTTTCAGTGGGCCGCGTTAGGCGACGTTCGGGATCAGCAGCACTTCGATCATCTGGCCCGCCGCAGTCGCGGCTTCCAGGGCCAGGGCCACCTTGGCGCCGGAGGTCACCCAGGTGATGCCGCGGCCGGACGAGTCGGCCTTGAGGGTGGCGCCGGCGGAGAACGCAGCGCCGGATTCGACGATGGCGGTACCGAGCACGTCGACGGAAACCTTGTCACCGGAAGCGCCACCGGTCCGGGCAACGCCCAGGGTGTTGGCGTCCGCGCCGGCCTGGGCGGCCGCGGGCGTGACGAAGCGGTTGGCGGTGACCGTGCCGCTCAGGGTCTGGGTCAGGGTAAGCAGTGCGATGTTCTGAGTCGTCATTTCGATCTCCTATCGGGGAGCAACGGCGTTGATGGCCGTCAGGAAGTCGGTGCCGGGATGGTCGGCCTGGTACTGGCGCGCCTTGGCGGCCAGCTGGTCGCGGTCGGACAGCACGGGCGCAGGCGCCGGAGACGCCGCGAAGGGCACCGGCTTGGGGGCATCGGCCGCCAGATCGGCGCCGGCCTGGGCCAGCTTGTTGCGCTCGGCAGCCAGCACCTGGGCGGCAGCCTCGGGGCCGGTGGTCTTGCCGTCGGCCTTGAGCTGATCGATCAGGGCCTTGTGGCCGGGCAGCATCTGCGCCTCAACGGCCTGGATGCGCTCGCGTTCCGCCAGGGCCCCTTCGGCGCGGAAGGCTTCCGCGATCTCGGGATGCTCGGCGGCAATGGTTTCCTTGGAGAGTTCCATGGTCATGCCTTTCTTGAGGGAGTGCGCACTGGCGACACCGGCACGGGCGCGGGCTTGTTCCTGGACGCGGGCAATCGCCTGGTCGAGGGTGGCAACACCGTCCACCAACCCGGCCTTGACGGCAGCCTGTCCAATGAAGAGACGTCCATCGGCCATATCGGAGATCACCTGCTCCTCCGAGACGCCGCGAGCTTCCGCGACATCGCCAACGAACACGGAATAGATGGCATCCACCTGGGACTGCATGGCGGCACGGCCGGATTCGCTCAACGGGCCGTATTGGCTGTTGATGCGCTTGTACTGGCCGGCGACGATCTCGGTGATTTTTAGGCCCATGGCCTCTTCGCGCTTCGAGACGTCCACATGCGTGGCCACCACGCCGATGGAGCCGACGACGGAGGTATCGGCACTGATCAGGATGTTTCCGGGGCCCGCCGCGGCGCCGATCCAGTAGGCGGCGCTGGCGCAGGTGCCATCGATCCAGGTGCAGACAGGCTTCTTGCTGGCTGCCTCCGCCACCAGCTTGGCGAGGGCCTGCGTGCCATCGACGGATCCGCCCGGGGAATCCATGGCGAGGACAATGCCGGTGACCGCAGGGTCGGCCGCGGCCGCCTTCAGGTCGCGGCCAATCAGTTCGGTCGAGGCGCCGCCGCTGATGCTGCTCATCAGGTTCATTCTCTTGGCCAGCACGCCCTCCACGGGCAGTACGGCCACACCATCCACCACCTGGTAGGACTGGTGCTCGGACTTCAGCGGCTTGCCGATGCGGGCTTCGACGCCCGCCAGGTCAATCTTCTCGCCACGCAGGTGTGTGGAGTAGATCGACTGGATCTCGATCAGCTTTTCCGGCAGGATCGCCCACGGGGCGGTGACAACATCGAGCAGTTTCATCGGGATCTCCGAATCGGACTGCTCGCTAATTTATCGATCCGCCTGTCTCATTTTTAGGGGAAATTGAGACACGGACCCTAGAGAAAGACTTCCTCTTCGCGCCGACGGAAGATGCGCTGCCGCCGGCGCCGGGCCGATGGCATGGGCCGGGCGGCGCCGGGCTGGATGGGGTGATGCGCTCGAGGATATTCCTCTTCAGGGGACGAGAACACCGGATCGAACTGCACCCAGCTGACCCTGACGTCTGACGAGACTGGTTTGAACTGGAACCACGAAACGCGAACATCGGCAGCAAGCGGATTGAATTGCGCCCAGGAGACCCGGACATCGGCGGCGATCGGATTGAACTGGGCGAACGAGACGCGGACATCTGCGCCAGCTGATGCCGTGAGGGAAAGATTCTCCGCAGCATGCGTGTGATCAGCGGACCCAATGGATAGGTCTGAATCGGCGGACACCAGCACTGTCTCAGCCACATGCCCGTGCCCCGCATCGGCCACCGACAACCATTGGCTGCTCGACAGGGCCAGGGCGCCTGCCGTATGCGCATGCCCCCCATGGTTAATGGATAGGAGAATGTCCGTGAACAGCAGAGGGCTGTCGGCTGCGTGCACATGCGCCGAATCAGCCGTCGCCAGGATCACAGTTGAGGTCAGCGCGACATTGTCCGCGACCTGCCCGTGCTGGCCATCTGAAACCACAAGGATTACCGCCGACGTCAGCGTGACCAAGTCAGCGGCGTGCCCATGCGCCCCATCGGAGATAACCAGGGCCACACTTCCAGCCGCCGCTGGAGCCGCTGACGGATCTCTCAGGGCGATATCGGCTGGCGCCGCATCTCCGGCCAGCAGGTAGATCGTCGTGGCAGTGACATCGGCGCCGGCCGGTTGGTCGCCGCGCTCTTGATGTCCCAGCAGGCCGCCGTGATCGTGGTCACGGTGGTGTTCAATGCCAGCGAATAGATCGCCATGTCGTTCTCCTTACGTTGACTCGAATTCCACGCGGAGATCCGCGTAGTCGGTGATTGCTGCGATCTCGCCGGCACTCAGGGACTGGTCGTATTGTGTGACCGTCACCGGCAACGTCGCGTGGGTCCAGGTGGCTACCGTCGCCGACCCGCACTTGAGCCTGACCACCAGGCCGTTCCCGCTCGGACTCCAGACCCGGTAGCTGACGACCTGTCCGCTCGTAGTGCCAGGATTAGCCACGGAGGACAACGCCAACTGACAGGTGGTCGCGCTGTTCGCGTAGATATAGTCCGTGTCGTCCGCAGTGGCTTCATCAATGCATCCGTAGAGTGTGGCTCCTGTACTGGGGAGCCAGGAACCTGACGTGGTATCGACCACTGGTCTGGCGATGGCACCATCGACTGGAATCTGCAGAGTGATGTTATCGGCTACGTGGGCATGACCCCCATCAGCCACGCCCATCCAGGTGTCCGTCACCAGAGATGGAGTGCCTGCCGTGTGCCCATGCAGCGCATCCGCGATCGTCAGATAGGGCGCCTCAGACAACACTACATTGTCTGCGGTGTGGGCGTGAGCTGCGTCTGCCAGCGTCAGCGTCACACTGCTCGATCCGCTCCCGACCGTGAGGGTGACGGTCGCAGGAGAACCGGTTGACGCCCCATCCACATACAACTGATAGCCGAACGAATAGGTTCCGTCCGGGGCGCCTGTGAAGGTAAAACTGGAGTCCTCATAGGCGTACAGAGTCCCCGCGCTCGGCTGCGACGTGATCAGGCCGCGAACCTCCTTCGACGCATCTCCCGGCAGGGACAGGTCGTTGTAGAGGTAGCCTGCACCACTGTCCCCGGTGCTCGGAACCTCAGATCCCAGCACGCCCAGGCCACGATCGCCAACGACCAATGCCCCGCTGATCAGACTAGAGGTATCGGCGCGGAGGCTCATGTGGCCGTGTACCTCGCCATCCCCTCGGCGCCAGATGCCAGCACCACCACGACCCGGTACTGGGTCGCAGCGGTCAGAGCCGCGTCATAGATCCGCATAACCCCGCTCGCGTCGGTGGACTGCGCCACCTTTGCCACCACCAGTGAACCAGTGCTGATGCTGTAGACGTAGGCTGTCGCTCCCGTCTCGTTCGCCAGGAGGGTTCCTGTGTTGTTTTTCAGTGGCTCCGTGGTCAGAACCGGGACAACCTGCAACACCACGTTGTCCGCAGCATGAGCATGTGTCGAGTCCGCCACAGTGAGGTCGGTGCTGCCGGTCACCGTGAGGGTCAGGTTGTCAGCAGCGTGGGCGTGGGTGCTCTCGGCGACGACCAGATCGGTAGCACCCGATCCGGCTGATGCCTTCAGTTCGACAATGCAATGCCGAACGACCGGTTGCGTGGCGCTGAACGACCAAGCCATTGCGGTCGCGCCAGACTTGTAACTCGACCCCATGCGCGATACTGAGTTAGCCGTAATCGCGCCGATCAACGTCTGGGTACCATCCTGGGCCAATGTTCCGGTGAGCACACGTTCGGCAAATGCATCCACGGCAACGCTTCCCGCAGACATCGAGATTGCCGTGCTAGTCGGGCTTGAGCCGAACGACGTTCCGTAATTCGCGGTTGTCCCGACTGGGGTCGTTTGATCGACGCCAGTCCATGACGACGCCACGACGTCCATGTAAGCGGATGCCGACGGCGTGACGACGATGTTATGCGTGCCCGATGCTGGATTCGCCAGTACCCACACGTACATATGCAGGCTACCCGTGCCCGCATTGCTCACGCGCGGCGATCCCATCGAGGTGCCGTTCCATGTAACGGTCGCCGTCGACAGGTAGTCCGTGCTGTTCGGGCATTCGACAGCGACCACCAGGGCACGATCAGTGCCGGCCCCAACAGTGTGCGAGATCGTGAGAGATGTCGCCCCGGATGTGGATTGGTAGCTCGCTGCGTCGAATGCAATGGTCATGTTAGGTCGCTATGTGAGAGGCGCCAAAGATCGTCTCGAATGCGTCGTAGCCAATCTGCACTTGGCCGCGCCCGTTCTGGTGAAGGTTGTCTGCCTTCATGTAGAACGGAGCCGATAAAGCCATGGTGTTCGTTGGAGACGCTGCTGCAATCGCGGACTTCGCTGCCGCTACGTTGGCCCCGTACTGGGAAGATCCGGATGCCATCTGCACCAACACGCGCTTGGTGGCGGCGGTCTGCAACCCGCTATCTGTCCTAGCTTGAATCAACGCCTCCAGACGAGTCTGATACCAGGACTGCGCCTGCGTGTAGTCAGACTCCCCTTGTATCCACAGCCACCCAGCGTCCTGCGCCGTGATCCCGTTGTTGGTCAGCCAGGTCGTTGCGCTGGAGTGCCGAGAGAACATCCCGGTCGCCGGCCAGACATACGGCTCAAAGTAGGTGATCGAGACTCCGGAGAAGGCTTCCTTTTCCAGGTACAGATTCCCCGAACTTGTCTCTCGCATCCACCTGACGGCCAGCCCAAATTCAGGACCGAACTGCCCAGCCGAGCATCCATTGTTGGAAGCCGGCGTCAGTTGGGCGAACGCGGAACCAGTCCAGATATAGACCCGCGAGAACGTGCCCGCGTCATAGGTCGCTAGTCCAGCATCAGACGACAACGGGGACGCGGAGATGTCGGCTCGATCTGCACGACCGATGGCATTGCTCTGCCCCCAGATCGCGATCCGCTTATTGCCGCCGAGCACGAATCGGCCCGCAGTGATCTGCTGGCCCGATGCTGCGGCGTAGCTATCCGAGACTGGCGATGCCATGGGGCATTAGGCCGGATCGGCAATCTCGATATCCCAGGCCGGGAGATTGACCGTGTTGCTGCCGTTCGCAGTCAATGCCTGGCTGGTGCAGGTGGTGACGTAAAGCAGTTTGCTGTTGGTCACATCCAGCAGGCAGACGTGAGTCGCCGTACCGCTCGTGTCGATCAGAACACCCGATTTCGCTGCGACGGTTGTTTTGCGGCCAGACACGTCGCCATTGGCGTTGGTGAAGTCCGTCGCGGCCATCGTCACATCCGCTAGCGCGTAGGTCGCGTTGCCCTCGGTGTAGGTCGTCGGCTGCGCGGAGCAAACCACCTGGCGGGTGCAGTTGTTTTTGATGATGTTCAGTGCACCATCGAGTACGTCGTCATGTACGGCCTTAGCCATTTTAGTCTCCTACTTTGAGGTTGTTGCGGAGCGCCCACTCTCGGGTGAGCTTGCGGGCGAGGGCGTCTTCTCCGCAGGCTGAGATGAATTCGGAGGAACAAGCCAACTGTTCCGGCTCTCCTCCACCATGAACTTCGGCACCTTGGGCATCTCCGGGCACGTCGCTCCCTGGATGCACTGCTGGCAACAGCCTGTCAGCAGGGCCAGGACACAGACGAGCAGCGCTGCCAAAGCGACGGATGTATTCAGCCACTGCGGCCGTTCGAACCCCCGGGAGCGCGGAATTCCACGAATTACTGACATCTTTGACGATCTCCTCTTGACGCTTGATTACCTCTGCTGCGCGAGCTTCGGCGGCTTTCTGGATAGCCTGAACCTCGCCCCTATACCTGGAATGAGCGCGCACCTCGGACTGCCAGGCCCAGACCAGCAGGGCGCAGGCAACGATCAGGGCGGCGATGATGTACTCGCGGATGCCGATCACGTCACGGCTCCTTCTTCTCGGCAAACTCCCCGATCACCGCGAATCTTGTACTTCGCTGCCCTGTAAGCCGCTTGACAAGCGCGATGCCAAACAACCTTCTTTCCAATGTAAAGGTCACGTGGGTCGCTGTACTTCTTGCAAAATTGGCACTTTCTGTAGTTCGCATTTCCGCAATTCATCAACGCATCGTCCCGCTGGTGGATGAGTCGATGATAGGAGTTGGTACAGATCAACAGATTTGCGCGACGGTTGTCCTTCTTGTCTCCATTTATGTGATGAACATGCTCTTGTGGGCCAAGTTTTCTACCTAGAGCAGACTCGTCAATGGTTCGATGTAGATACACAACACCGCCCAACCCCTTGTCCTTGCGCTTGTACTTATTGTTCATTTCGCTTCTCCGCGTATTTGTTCGCCACAGCGGTTAAGCTCCAACTGGCCATGTACAGGCCGAATGCCGACTCAGAATACTTTTCGTGCAAGGTGACATAGACCAAGAGCCACGACGAAAGGCACAAGGCAACCCATTGCCCAACCCTGGACATAGAGGCTTTGCCA